CGAGTCTAGTACTGGAAAAACTTTTTTCAGTCTCGCCGTTGTCAAGAACTTCTTGGATTCTAATCCTGATGGGTATTGTCTATATTTTGACACTGAAGCCGCTGTTAACAAGTCTCTTCTCGCAAGTCGTGGGCTAGATCTTGATCGCACTGTAGTGATCAATGTGGTCACAGTTGAGGAGTTTCGTAGCAAGGCACTTAAAGCAGTTGATATTTACCTTAAGAAACCAGCAGATGAACGCAAACCCTGCATGTTTGTGCTAGACTCTTTGGGGATGCTTTCCACGGAGAAAGAGATCACTGACACACTCAACGATAAGCAAGTTCGGGACATGACCAAATCCCAACTTATCAAAGGTGCTTTCAGAATGCTCACACTCAAGTTGGGTCAAGCAAACATCCCAATGATCGTTACTAATCACACTTACGATGTCATCGGTGCTTACGTTCCTACCAAAGAAATGGGTGGAGGTTCTGGACTCAAATACGCTGCCTCTACAATCATCCATCTCTCAAAGAAAAAGGAGAAAGATGGAACAGAAATCGTTGGAAACCTTATCAAGGCAAAGACTGCTAAGTCGCGTTTAAGCAAGGAGAATCAAGATGTTACGGTGCGTTTGTATTACGATGAGCGTGGTCTTGATCGATATTATGGTCTTCTTGAGTTGGGAGAACTGGGTGGTCTCTGGAAAAATGTGGCAGGTCGTTATGAAATAGGTGGAAAGAAAGTCTATGCCAAGGCAATTTTGAAAGAACCTGAAGTTTACTTCACTGAAGAAGTAATGGAAAAGTTGAACACTATCGCAAAACAAATTTACTCTTATGGAACGAATTGAGACAACTATTCTACGAAACCTTGTTTTCAATGAAGAGTATTCTCGGAAAGTAATTCCATTTATTGAACCTGATTATTTTGAGCAACGCTCTGATAAGATTATCTTTGAAGAGATTGCTTCATTCATTGTGAAATATGGTTCTGCAATTTCGACAGAAGCATTGTGTATTGAGATTGAAAACCGAACTGATCTTAACGAAGGAGAGGTTAGGGAAACTAGAAACTTAACTTCAGAACTGACTGATGCTCCAGTGGATCATCAATGGTTGCTAGATACTACTGAAAAGTGGTGTCGTGACCGTGCCATTTATCTTGCCTTAATGGAATCAATCGGCATTGCTGATGGTCAAGATGATAAAAAGAATCGGGATGCTATTCCCAGTATTCTTTCTGATGCGTTGGCAGTTTCTTTTGATAATAATATTGGACATGATTACTTACAAAACTACGAGGAAAGATATGAGTTCTATCATAAGAAAGAAGAAAAGATCCCGTTTGATCTCGAATACTTTAACAAAGTCACGAAAGGTGGTCTACCTAACAAGACTCTTAACATCGCGCTTGCTGGTACAGGCGTCGGCAAGTCTCTATTCATGTGCCACGTCGCTAGCTCCGTGCTGCTCCAAGGGCGGAACGTTCTCTATATTACAATGGAGATGGCAGAAGAGAAGATTGCTGAACGAATTGACGCGAACCTCCTGAATGTTCCCATTCAAGATTTGACTGACTTGCCTAAGTCAATGTTTGAAAACAAAGTAACAAATCTTTCTAAGAAAACGCAGGGCACTCTTATAATTAAAGAGTATCCAACTGCGAGTGCACACAGTGGACACTTTAAGGCACTTCTTAATGAACTTGCACTTAAGAAGTCATTTAGACCTGATATTATTTTCATTGATTACCTTAATATATGTGCTTCCAGCAGAT